TTTGGAGGAGAGCAAATGACAAAAATAATATTTTTTATTTTAACTTGCGCTACCTGTAATCTAACTGAAATAACACTTACCAAAAGTCCATATGTAGATTGTTTTGATTATGGTAATAATATTTTAGATCAATTAGAATACAAACAAGAAACTGATGACATAAGAGGTGGTCATTACAATAATGAGGGCCATTTAGTTTTAGGTTATCGTTGTGAGTAGTTTTAACGAAAATTCTCATTACAGTATGTTTCTTGATTATTTTGGCAAACATCATTCATTCCAAACATTTGATGATAAGGGCCTAAACAAAAGATTAATAAAACAACTACATGGAAGTATTAAAGTACACTTTCACGAATTGGCTGAACTTAATAGTAAAGGCGCAGGTATATATTTTACAGTTAATGAAACTAATGGTCTTGGGCGTACAACTAAAAACATAGAAAAGATTAGGGCTGTGTTTATAGATTTAGATGGTACACCATTACCAGATAGTTTTAATATTCCACCTAATCTAATTGTAAATACTTCGCCAAAAAAATACCATTGTTATTGGTTAGTCAAAGATATGCCGTTAGAAAGTTTTACTTTATATCAACAAGCATTGGCATCTAAATTTAATTCTGACCCTGTTGTAAAAGATTTACCTAGAATTATGAGAGTTGCAGGTTTTTATCATCAAAAAAAAAATCCTTATCCTGTAAAAATAATTCAATGTACAACTGATATGCCATACACCATGAAGGAAATCAAAGAAGGTTTGGAATTAAAAAGGCCAGAGCAAAAAACTATTAAGATGGATTACACACCATCAACATACAAAGGCAAATACACAGGCACACTTCGTTACGGTATCAATGCAGGTGAACGTCATGCACAGTTAGTTAAAATATTAATAGCTATAAAAAAACGTGGTGAGAGTTTTGAATATGCAAAAGGTGAAGCTATTGAATTTGCAAACTCATGTGTACCACCAGAAAATTTAAACGAAGTTATGTTTCAACTAAACGATATATGGAGAAGATATTAATGAACCTATTGAGAGATTATCAAAAAAAAGCAATTGAAGATATACGACAACATTTTAGAGAAGGTAAAAAACGAATATTATTAGTTGCCCCTACAGGTAGCGGTAAAACTGTTATTGCTTGTTCAATGATGGAAGGCTTAGTTAAAAATAATAGATTTGGAATGTTTGTAGCGCACAGACGTGAACTTGTTATGCAATGTAGTAGAAAACTTGCTGACTTTGATATTAAACTTGGAGTTATAATGGCAGGTAAGTCTGGAAGTATTTATTCTGATGTACAGGTAGCAAGTGTTCAAACATTTTCAGCTAGAAAAGATAATGATGATTTTGTTAAACCACAAGCTGATGTAATTATATTGGATGAGGCCCACAGAAGTACATCTAAATCATTCCAAGATTTAATAAACACTTACCCAGACGCATGGGTAATTGGTTTAACTGCAACACCATGTAGAAATGATGGGCGTGGTCTTGGTAATATTTATCAGGAATTAGTCAATTGCGGTACAATCAAAGAACTAACTGCAAAAGGTTACTTAGTACCTAATAGAATAGTTGCCCCATCTATACCAGATTTACAAAACATTCGTATCATGGCAGGTGACTATGAAAAGAAAGCATTAGACACTAGAATGAATACACCTAAATTAGTTGGTGATATTGTAACTCATTGGATAAAGTATGGTGAGAACAGACCTACCGTTGTGTTTGGTACGTCTATTAAACATTCTAAATACATCACAAATATATTTAAACAAAATGGAATTCCTGCGGGTCACATAGATGGTGAGATGCCAGAAATAGAACGTGAAAAAGTATTACAAGATTTACAGGATGATAAGATTAAAATTTTATCTAATTGTATGGTACTGACAGAGGGTTGGGATCAGCCTAAAATCTCATGTGTAATTATAGCAAGGCCCACTAAATCTTATTCTATGTATCTGCAAATGGTTGGTAGAGCATTACGACCTGCTGAAAATAAAAAAGATACACTAATCATAGATCATTCTGGATGTGTATATGAGCATGGGTTTCCAGAAGATGTACCAGATTGGCAATTGACAATATCAAAAGTAAAACAAAAAGAAAAAAAAGTTGTAGAACCAATTGAGAAACAACCATTTACGTGTGTACAATGTGATACAGTTTATAAACCTTCTAAAGAACAACCAGAGTGTCCTAACTGTTCATTCATACCTACCAAAAAAGAACAAGCTATACTGATACAACAAGGTAGATTAGTAGAACTTCCTAAAATGAAAGTTAAGACAGATGACAAACAAAAATTTTATGCTGAATTATTATACTATGCTAAACAAAAAGGTTTCAAAGAAGGTTGGGCTAGTCATACTTTTAAAAGAAAGTTTGGTCATTTTCCACACAGTAAAAAAGTATTTCCAATTGCTACATCAAAAGAAACAATGGGCTTTATACAGCATTGCAATATAGCAAGAGCAAAATCATACAACATGAAGGAGTTATCAATATGAGTGAAGAAATAACAGAACAGCATATGCATAAATTACGAGAAATCGGTACAAACCATGCAAAAGCTAAGAAAAACCTAGAGAGATTACAACATGGCCGTAAGATATTATTGGCTGTGATTATGAAAGAAAAAATGATAAATTCAAATACAGGTAAATTGGATAGCGTCAATGCACAAGAACGTGAAGCACGATCTGACGATAGATATAAAAAACACATTGATGAATTAGCTGATGCTGTTGGTGAGGAGGCTAAATGGAATTGGGAAAAGAAAATGATTGAGATTAATTTTGAAACATGGAAAACAAAAATGATTAATCAAATGAAAGAAGCAAAACATTATGGCCTCAAAAAAGACTAAACGAAAAGACCCATATTACTACAAGCTAGATAAGTATGAATGTTGGTGGGAAGACCATGCATCATCATGCGAATGGAAAGACATGAAAGAGGCTGTCAAAGATACTTGTGAGGTATGTTTTACTGAAGGGTATCTACTTAAAAAAACAAAATACAATCATATTTTTTCAATGTCATTCTCACACAATGACGTAGGTGATGAAATGATTATTGCTAATAAGAATATATTAAAAATCAAAAAGATAGGTAGTAGAACTTTTTACAAAAAAGATTTTGATTACAATGAGTACAAAAACTAAACAAGAAAAAGACCATATGAACAAAGTTGCTGGTCTAGGTTGTTTGATCTGCAACAAAATGGGTTTTCCAGATAGCCCTGCTGAACTACACCACATAAAAAACCTTACAGGTATCGGGCGCAAAGCTAGTAATTTTGAAGTTATACCATTATGCCCAAGACATCACAGACAGGGTAAAGACGCTTATCATTATAGTCCTAAATCTTTTACGAAAAAATGGGGAACTCAAAAAGATTTGTTGCAACAAACATTAACAATGGTAAAGTCTGTATATGAATGAAATTAAAAAAGGAGAAGAAATGATTAATAAACTATATGAAATTTTAAATGAATATGATGCTAACAAGATTGATAACATGATGAATATTAATGGTATTGATTGGATAAGTAAATTTGATAATGAAATGCAAAGACACGGTTTTAGTGTTGTAAAAGATGGAAAAATGTCTGTACGTATGACAGCTAAAGAAACTAAACTATTTATGGCTGTAAAGTTTATGGGTATGCAACAAATCAAATTTCTGCTTGATGCGTTGCAAAATGTCTTAAAATCTTATAATGATGAAATGAATATAAAAGAAAAGGAACTTAATACTTTAAAAAAAATTATTGATTTAAAAGTATTGAACCAAACTGAAAATGGCAAAACAGAACTTCAAGGAATTTCACCCAAGACCAAAACCTAAAAAGAGGATACGTGTACATAAAAAAACGAAGTCCAAATCTGAAAAGCGATCTTATAAAAAATACAACAGACAAGGCCGTAGGCCGTAATTTATTATTAGGTTATATGGTTAAACTTGATAGAGCAAAAAAAGAAAAAGCTAAATCAATCAAAATTAAGCATCAATGGAAATTAAAATATTTGAAATTAATGGATAAGTATAAAAAATTAAAGGTGTTGTACAAAGAAATGTACGAACACCCTTAATTCTCATGTTAATTAAATTAAAACGCCTAATATAAATCCGCATACAAAACATAACCATTCACGTCTGTAATATAATTCAAGGGCCTTCCAATCTTTTGGGGTTTTTCCTAAAAATTGCATTATTGTTCCTCCTTTATTATTTTTTTAAGTATATCCTTCCATGCCTTATTAGGCTTGTTAGTAGTTTTTGACCATCTCTTTAAATTCCAAATAGCCAATTTTATTAGATTAGCTGAAAATTGTAAATCAGCAACCATACTTTGTTCTGGCGTTCTAGGTTTATTCATAAATTTGTTAAAAATTTTACCTACAAACGTATCTATTTTATTCATCTCCTGCATCAGTTTCCTCCTCTTTTGTTTTATCTCCACCATACTCTGTTTGAGTGTCGTCACCAAACTCTGTACCTATAAAAGTAGCTTTAAACTTTTTACCTTCTTCGCCACCTTTATAAGTGTAACCATCTGTTAAATTACATCCCAAAGCTATGTCTTGTATTTCTTCTTCTGTTAATTTAACATCACTTTCAACAGTATATGATCTAGTGTCTTGAGAATACTCATCATAAGTATAATTGTATTTTTTTGATTTATTTTTATTTTTTTCATACGCCCTAGCTTTGTTACTAGATTGTATAAAATCCGTTGCGTTGTTTTGTTCAGCCATTACTTATCTCCCTTCATTGCATTGTTAAAAATTAAATAACCTCCACCGCTTATGATGAGGCCAAAAACGGCCTCAACATAAACAGCTAGAGTTATACCTACAAGAAACATTATTACCCCTGTAGCTATAGTCATTCTATGAACTGTCTTATTTGACATTATGCCCACAACCTTCGCAAGATATTGTCTTTTACTTGTTCCATGTTTAAGACGTTATCAATGGCGGTTATGAACCCATTAGCTTTTCTGCCTTTTAACTTTTCTTTAAGTTTAAACCTTACCCATGTAGTTTTAGTCTTATCCTCATTATCTTCATCAAACATCTGAAAATATTTAATTTGATTAAAAGGCAATTCATTGTTTTCACAATAGTCATTTGCTATAAACTTTACAGCTAGAGGCTTATCGCTTTCAACCTCTGTGGGCTGTGGGTTTTTCTCCCACGCCCAACCGTCACGACTACACTCAAAGTCTTTTTTGATCATCTGACAGAAAGTTAATAAATGCCAAACAGCAAGATCATAAGGCAACTCCTTAGTTTTACAATAATGCAATGACAAATCTTGATTTTTAAAAACAGCCTTTGTTCTGGCAAAACGTTTAAGGTCAAAACTTTCACAACCTTCATTATTACCATTAATAATAATCTCATCTTTGTAGATACCTACATTAAAATTATTACCAACGCTTTTTAAGTATTCTGCCTCATTCTTAACAGCACACCATTCATCTACGGTAAAATCCGTAGGTTGTTTCCAATAGTTAGTATATCCCATCTTATTTCTCCTTTTTAGTTAGATTAATAAACTCTATTTTTTTTATGCCTACCCCATTTTTATACGGAATAACTTTGTATGGGATAGGGCTTTTCAGCCCTACCTCAATTGCTTGTTTAATATATTCTGACCAATTCATATTCCTCCTAATTTAGTAAAAATTATTAATGTTATTATTTTCCGACATATTCCAACCTTCAACAAATCCAAGCAATGCGTCTTTGCTTTGAAAATGTTTTTGTCTAGGAATACAATGTTTTTTATCTATAAGGGCAATACTAAAATTGCCCCTTGTGTCTTGTTTTCCAAATTGAACTTGTGTGATAGTTCTAGGGTCACTTGACCCCCATAACTTACCAACAAAAAAATCAGCGAATTCTTTTAACTGATTTGCCCAATAGTGTTTATTATGTCCACTTAATCGCATATGATTGATTTGATATGACATTACCATTCCCTCCTATTTTCCTGCTTGATATGAATAACATCACCTGCAATCACACCATGAAACAATTTATTATAAAGTTTGGTGGCTAGTTCGTTGATAGGCTTACGCTTTAATTTGCCTTCCTCATCAACTAACAGACAACCTTCACCAATCTCATACAGATCAATTAATTCAACATAACCGCCGACAGCTTTCTGGGCCTCCTCAAGTGTAGGCTCAACGTCATAAACGGTCATAGTAGGTTTATCGCTTTTAATCACAGACACAGTTTCCTGCTTTAACTCATCAGCTAAAACTTTAATAATGTGATCTGCACTAGGCATTGTTTTACTCATGTTTTCTCTCCTATTTTTAATTAACATAAGTTAAGTATTTAGCACAATTGAAATAATACTGTCAAGCTATTGCATTAAAAAAAACTTTAGTTTATAATGTTGCAAATATGTCACAAAACCTTACAGACAAACAAAAACTGTTCATTGAATACTTTAGTCAAACAGGCAACGCAACACAGTCTGCGATCAAGTCTGGTTACTCTCAAAAAACTGCTGAACAACAGGGCTACGAACTAAAAAACAAGTTAGCTAATCAAATAGATACAGCTACTAAAAAGCTACTTGGATCAGCCGTACCAATTGCGGTGGATAAGTTACGTAAGTTGATAGAGAACGACAAGACTACTCCTTCAGTACAGCTTGGCGCTATCAATTCCCTGCTAGATAGAACAGGCTATCAAACTACCACAAAGATAGAGGATGTTACAGGTAAGAAGACAGACGAGGAACTAAGACAGGAACTAGACCATCTGCTAGGTACAATGAAGATAGTCAAACTCAACGACAATGATGATGGGTCTGGCTCTTTAAACTAGGCCATTACTCCTCCATATCTCCACACACATAAGCATAAGACCTATAGTACAGTAGAAGGCTCATCACTCTGATTACCTGCGTATTATGGATGGAAGAAGGATGTCCACACACACACACGCCTTCTCCCGCTGTTGCCTCATGTGATGCGGTCTGGTTATTAATTACCCCTGCTTTGTTCTCTTTCTCCTACATACACACACACAGACACGAGACAAACATGGTGGTAGATGCCCGTGATTTGACCCCCTACCCCCCAAAACGCTATTTGTGTCATAATATAATGGATACCTTCGCAAACTCATGGGGTATATTTAGTATTAACCTAAGTTAATAGGTTGCATATATAAAAAAATTAAACTATTAGTGCTTATGGTTAAGCCTATTAAGGATTTACAAACAATATTGCATTTTAAAAAAGGTAATTATGTGTATAGGTATGTTCTTGTTGATAGGTTTAAAAATACTGGTAAAGTACACTATGGTTTTGATAGTAAACTAGAACGAACTGAAAAAGAATTATTTGCATTAACAACGCCTAGAAAATTACGTAGAAAATATATATTGAAAAATGAATGATGACGCATTAGCAAGAGCAGTAGAAATTGCTAAAGAACTAGAAAAGCGTAAAGCAACTAATCGTATGAAAGATTATGCGCCTTACGAATACCAATTAAAGTTTCATAAGACATTTGCACAACAGCGATTGCTTATGGCTGGTAATAGGGTCGGTAAGTCATTTTGTGGGGCTATGGAAATGGCGTACCATGTGACGGGTAACTACCCAACGTGGTGGGAAGGTAAACGGTTTAACAGACCAATACGTGCTTGGGCTGGGGGAGTTTCTAACGAAACCACTAGGGATGTTTGCCAAAAAGAACTTATCGGCCAACCAGACGATCCTGCGGCTAAAGGTACTGGATCAATACCATTAAACAAAATTGTAGATACTGTAAGAAAAGCAGGTGTACCTAATGCATTAAACTCTGTAATTGTTAAACACGTTTCTGGGGGTAATTCTAGAATTGGTTTTAAATCGTATGATATGGGTAAAGAAAAATGGATGGGTGAAAGTGTAGATGTAATTTGGCTTGATGAAGAACCACCAACTCCAATTTATACCCAATCACTAACTCGTACAGCAGATAAAGGTGGTATTGTTTATATGACATTTACACCAGAAAGCGGTATGACAGAAACAGTTGCACAATTTTTAAATAATTTACGTAAAGGACAAGCATTAATTACAGCAGGATGGGATGATGCGCCTCACATGACACCAGAAGTTAGAGATCAAATTTTAGAAGCATTACCACCCCATGAAAGAAAAATGCGTGAACGTGGAATACCACAATTAGGTTCTGGATTAGTATTTCCTGTAGCAGAAGAAGATGTTGTATGTGATGAAATACAAATACCAGATCATTGGCCCAAAATTTGTGGGCTTGATTTTGGTTGGGATCACCCAACAGCCGCAGTATGGGTTGCTTGGGATAGAGATACAGATACAGCTTATGTTTATGATAGTTATGCTATGAGGCAAGAAGCAGTACCTATTCATGCATCTGCTATAAAAATGCGAGGCAGATATATTCCTGTAGTATGGCCTATGGATGGAAGACAAGCTGATAAAGGTTCTGGTAAAAGTTTAACACAACAATATCGTGAAGAAGGTGTTAATATGACTAGAGAACATTTTAGCAATCCACCTGCTAACGGACAAAAAGAAAATTCTGGAGGTAATTCTGTAGAAGCTGGTGTTCAAGAGATATATACTAGATTTAAGACACAGAGGTTGAAAATTTTTAAAAATCAAGGTAAACTGCTAGAAGAATTACGAATGTATCATAGAAAAGATGGTAAGATCGTACCAGCTAATGATGATGTCATTTCAGCAATGAGATATGCAGTTATGTCGTTAAGAAAAGCTAGAACAAAATCTTATGATCGTTTACAGATACAATCTGATTATGAGTTTAATATTTTTAACTAAGGATAAATTATGGGCGGCGTAGCAAGAATAATAAAATCGGTTATTTCACAAAAAAAAGCACCAATTAAAGTAGTTCAACCAACAGCACCACAAACTGCTGTATCAGAAGCACCAACAGATATGATGGCGCAAAAAAAAGCGGCAATGGGTTCTGGTTATGGTTCACAAACTATTTTAACTTCTGCTGGTGGTGATGAAGCAGAAGCAAATGTTTCTAAAACTGTTTTAGGTGGCGGTAAAAAGAAAAAAATTAAAGCATAGTGATTGTTGCAGTAACAGAAGAAGAATGGCGACAGCCAATATTTAATTATGTTGCACCTAAAGCACACATAACTACAGATTTAGAAAATAAATTTTCATTTATAGGTTTTGTTGAAAGAGATGTATCTGGTAAAGATAACATTCTTGGAGGAATATTATTTTCTGATTATGATGGTCATAATATTTTTATTCATTTAGCATTAGATACTCCTAGAGTATGTCAAAGACGATTTCTTAAAATGTTATTTTTATACTGTTTTATTCAATTAAAATGTAGTAGAATAACGGCTTTGTGTCGTAACGGATACAAAAGAAATGAACGCTTGTTAAAAGGCGTTGGATTTGTTAAAGAAGGTGTATGCAGACAAACCATGAAAATTGGTGATAAATTTGTAGATGCCGCAATTTACGGTATGTTAAAACAAGAATGTAAATGGATATAATGTTATGGGAATGAAATCAGCACCTCAAATGCCACCACCAATTGATACATCAATTACTGATAAAACTGCTGAAGCAGAAGCAAAAGTAGCGGCAGAAAAAGAAAAAATGTTAGGCTCAAAGAAAAAAGGAATGTATGGAACTATCCTTACATCTGGACAAGGTATTGAAGATGAAGCTACTACGACTAAAACAGTATTAGGTGGCGGAATAAAATAATGGCTTCATACGAATATATTAAAAAACGTCTTGGCTCTATGGAGGAAAGTAGAGGCACATGGGAAACTCATTGGCAAGAAATTTTAGATTATGTTATGCCAAGAAAAGCAGACGTTATTACTTTAAGAACTAAAGGTGAAAAAAGAACTGAAGTATTATATGACAGTACAGCAATAACTGCTAACAATTTATTAGCCGTTTCATTACAAGGAACACTTACATCTCCATCACTAGCATGGTTTTCAATTAAATTAAGAGATGAAGTATTAAATCAAAATAGAGAAGTTGCTTTATGGTTAGAAGATACTGCAAAAAGAATGTACGACACTTTTAACGAAACAAATTTCAATACGGAAGTACATGAATTATATCTTGATCTTTGCTCAATAGGTACTGGTGCAATTTTTGTTGAAGAAGGTAAAAATGGTTTTGATACAGATGGTATTCATTTTAATTGTTTACACATTGCAGAATATTACATTCAAGAAAATATAAATGGTAAAGTTGATACACTTTACAGAAAATATAAATTAACAGCTAGACAAGCTGTTCAAGAATTTGGTGAAGATAATTTAGGCGAAAAAGTTTTAAAAGCGGCTAGAGAAAAACCAGAAAAAAATTTTACATTTATTCATGCAGTAGAACCAACAGCAGATTACGAAAGAGCAATTGGTAAAACTGCAACTAAACTTCCATTTCATTCTTGTCATGTTTGTGAAGAAGATAAAATGGTTGTTAGAACTGGTGGATACAATGAGTTTCCATATTTAGTACCTAGATGGTCAAAAGCAACTGGTGAAATTTTTGGAAGATCACCAAGTTATAATGCGTTACCAGATATTAAAACTTTAAACAAAGCAGTTGAGATTGGATTAAAAGCATGGGCTAAAGCAATTGACCCACCACTACTTGTTCAAGATGATGGTGTAATTGGTAGAGTTAGAATGACACCTGCTGGTATTACAGTTATTAGAAATGATGGTGCTGTTAAACCATTACAAATTGGTTCTAACTGGCAAATAACTGACATGAAAGAAAACCAATTAAGAACTGCAATTAGACAAGCATTTTATTCAGATCAATTACAATTACAAGAAGGCCCACAAATGACAGCAACAGAAGTTCAAGTTAGATATGAATTGATGCAAAGATTATTAGGGCCAACATTAGGTCGTTTCCAATCAGAATTTTTAAATCCATTAATTGAAAGAGTATTTGGAATTATGTTTAGAGCAGGTGCTTTAATGACAGCACCAGATGTAATTAGAGATACTACAATTGATGTAGAATATGTTGGGCCATTAGCTAGATCACAAAGAATGGAAGAAGCAGTTGCAATTGAAAGATTATATCAATTAGCAATGAATATAGCGCAAGTTGATCCTGCTATTATGGATAACATAGATCACGATAACGCAATTAGAATGAGAGCAAAATTATTAGGTGTACCTAAAACTGTTCTTAGAGGTACTGAACAAGTTGAAGAAATGAGAGCCGCACAAGCAGAAGCACAACAACAAGCGGCAATGGCACAACAAGCGCAATCACAAGCACAAGCTATGAATACACAAGCTGACGCAACTAAAAAATTAGCTGACCCTAATGTACAATCAGCAATGTCTGATATGGTAGATGATATGGGTATGGCCGATATGACGGGATAATATGGCAAAAGATCAAGACAATGATCTCAAACAATTAAAACAACAATACAAAATTACATTTTCATCTAAAGAAGGTGAGAAGGTATTAGCAGATTTAACGTCTGCTTATTATCATAGGAGTTCATTTATAAAAAATGATCCCCATGAAACATCATACCGTGAAGGACAAAGATCGGTATTAATCAGAATAATAAATCTATTAAAGGAGGATAAAAATGTCTGATGAACAACAAACGACCACAACTGACAATCCAGAAACAGTTATAGCTAATCAAATGCAAGAAACAGCTAATACAGTTCTTGGATCAGAAAGTGATAATCAAAACGATTGGAAATCATCACTATCTGAAGAAATAAAAAACGATCCAACACTTTCTAACTTTAAAGATGTTGAAGGTCTTGCTAAAACAGTAATACATCAACAAAAAGTTTTAGGTAGTAGAGTACCTATTCCTAAAACAGATGAAGAAAAAGCAGAACTTTATAATAAACTAGGAAGACCAGAAGACCCTAGTAAATATGAAATAAATGTACCAAATGAAATGGTTGATTATTTTAAAAAAGAAGATGTTGAACAATTTAAAAACGTGGCACATAAAATTGGTTTAAACAATGATCAAGTAAATGCTTTAATGGAATATCAAGTTCAATCTACGCAAAATACTTTAAACAATGAAGGTGCGGTTATGGCCCAACAAAAAGAACAAGCAGAAGAAGTGCTTAAAAAAGAATGGGGTTATGATTATGATAAAAATGTTAGAGCCGCAGATAGAGCATTAAGTGTTTATGGAGATGATGAATTAAAAAATCTTTTAACCCAAACATCTGCTGGTAATAATCCTGCTGTTTTAAAATTTTTAGCAACTATTGGTAAAGAAGTAACAGAAGATATGGCTCAAAACACTACTAATAATAGATTAGCTACATCTCCATTAGATGCTAAAGAAGAAATTAATAATATCATGGCTGATACAAGTCATGCTTATTTTGATCCATCACATCCAAACCATGAAATTGCTGTAGAAAAAATGCGTCAATTACATGAAAAAGTGTATGGTAAATAAGTCACAAGTGTGATATTATTACAACAGAAAGTTTGCCCGTAAGGACAACAAACTTACAAGTCATGTGGACTATAAAACCGTGTTGATTGTATCGTTATTACAATAAGGTTTCCCGTAAGGATAAAGACCGACATAAAATGGAGATATGGTATAATGCATTTGTATTACACCCCCTATCTTTAACTTTTAAATAAAGGACTAAAAACATGAGTACACAAATAACAACAGCTTTTGTAGAACAATACAAAAGTAATGTGTTTCATCTAGCGCAACAAAAAGGTTCTAGATTAAGAGGTGCGGTGAAATCTGAAACAGTAACAGGTACATCTCACTACTTTGAAAGAATTGGCGCTACTGCGGCACAAGTAAGAACAACAAGACATTCAAGCACTCCTCAGATTGATACTCCTCACTCTAGAAGAAAAGTTACATTAGCTGACTATGATTGGGCTGATTTAATTGACCAAGAGGATAAAGTAAGAATGTTGATTTCACCTCAATCTGAATATGCAAAAGCTGGTGCTTATGCTATGGGTAGAGCAATGGATGACGCTATTATTGCGGCGGCTTCTGGAAATGCATTTGGTGGTGTAGCTGGTGCTACTTCTATCGCATTACCAGCGGCACAACAAATTGCAGTAGGAACTACATCTTTAACAGTAGATAAACTTATTTCTGCTAAAGAAATCCTAGATGCATCTGACGTTGATCCAGATGAGCAAAAATACTTAGTTTGTTCAGCTAAAGAGATTACTTCTCTATTAGGTGATGACAAAGTAACTTCTGCTGACTTCAATAGTGTTAAAGCACTTGTTGCAGGTCAAGTAGATACTTTCATGGGCTTTAAGTTCATTAGAACTGAAAGAATTGCTCAAGATGGTTCTAGCGACAACCTAGCATTAGCTTTCACTCAATCAGCAATTGGTCTTGCTTTAGGTAGAGATATCCAAACAAGAATATCTGAAAGAGATGACAAAAACTACGCAACTCAAGTATTCCTATCTATGACGATTGGTGCTACTAGAGTTGAAGATGAAAAAGTTGTAGAAATCGCTTGTAACGTATAATATACTTACAATCTCAACTTACCTTTAGAGGGCCATTGCAATATATGGCCCTTTAATATATTAAAAGGATATTATGGCTACAGAAGTTTCAATTTGTTCAAATGCATTAAGAAGATTAGGTGATGACCCTATTACATCATTAACAGATGATACTGAAAGA